ATGATGTTTTACTCTAAAAAGAATTATGGATTTATTTCAGATGGTGCAATGTCTATTGATAATAAAGGTGGTATTGATATAAGCGTTAAAGATAATATTCATATTGTAACAAACAATAGAGATTTTGCAATTCATAGTGGTAAGGGTTCTATATTTTTAGGAGATACTGAATTAGAACCATTAGTTAAAGGAAAGAAGTTAGTTGAAATATTAGCAGAACTATTAGATGCAATAGTTGCACAAAATTACTTAACACCATCAGGCCCATCTAAAATAGGACCTGAAAACTTACCAACTTTTAGTAAAATAAAATCCAAGCTAAATGATATTTTAAGTAAATTAAACCAAACATCTTAATATGGAAAATTTAAGTGGACAAGCAACAAATGTAGCTGAAAATGCACAAGCAACGGCAACAAACGCAGTTGGAAACGCAACATCAACGGCAACAAACGCAGTTGGAAACGCAACATCAACGGCAACAAACGCAGTTGGAAATGCAACATCAGCCGCAACAAACGCAGTTGGAAATGCAACATCAGCCGCAACAAATGCGATAGGCGATTTACAATCAAAAATACCAAAACCACCTGCAATACCACCATTACCTAAGTTACCAAATGTACCTCAATTGCCGGGTGTTCCTGAATTTAAACAAAAAGAATTACCAGTACCAAAAAAACTTAAAAATAATAAATTCAAAGATAAATTAGCTAAAGCATCTGAAAAAGCAAAACAATTAGCAGAAAAAGCAAAAGCTAAAGTAGAGGGTGCACAAGAAAAAGCAAAAGCAGCTGTTGCTACTGCACAAGAAAAAGCAGAAAAAGCTGTTGCTACTGCACAAGAAAAAGCACAAAAAGTAGTATCGGATGCACAAGATAAAGTAAAACAAGGAATTGCAAGTGCAGAAGAAAAAGCAACTGCTACTGCTGAAAAAGCTAAACAAAGTGTGAAGGATGAAATTAAAAAAGCTCAAGAAGAAAATGGTGGTAAACCATTGACACAAGAAGAAAAGGATAAAATTACAATTAATAAAACAACAGAAATTGCTGAGAAGGATGCAAAACCTACTCAAGACGCAGCTAAAGCAGCTATTGCAAAATCAAACGAAACAATAGGTGATCCTGATTTAACTGAACCTCAAAAATTCGTAGAAACATATGAAGGTTTAGATACGGGTAAAAAATTCTATTTGTATATTGAACGAAACAAAAAAGGATTTTATATAACAAGTGCATACAAAAATCAAAATAAAACAGGATTTATAACTGGTACTTCTTTTACAAATATATATCCTGATAGAGCTATTAACACACTTCAAGAACATATAGATACCAATTTAGATGTTTAAAAAAATTAATTATGTCTTGGCAAACATTTAAAGATAATATATTACAACTTTCCAATAGTCCGGAAAGTATTGCAGATATTGATACTGTAGCAAAAACGTATGCTAATGAATATGATGCTGCAATTAAAAGAGGAAAAGATTCACTTCATCAAATATCTTTACAAAGGGGAAATGTTGAAGCTATGACTCAATTATTTAAAGCAGCTTTATTAAAAGGACAAACATCAACTGCACCATATGATTTAGTTGGTGAGATGGGCAAAGGCGTTATTGCATATTGGAGTGGTGCAACTATGAATAATTTTCCAACACCAATAATACCAGCAACCGGAGCAACTTCAAATATTTCTGTTGTAACTAATATAGTAGTTAATCCGGGTCAATGGACTCCACCAATAGCATCACCATCAGTACCAACACAAGATTCAGTTGATGCAGATGAAGCAGCGGCAGTAGATAGGGATATTAACGAAGAATACCCAGCAAATCAGGCGATTTACGAAGCTCAATTTGAAAGTGAAGAAGATGCTATGGCAAATAATAGCCAAGTTACTTCGGAGGAAGCTTTTAATTCAATTAAAGAATATAATGAAGAAGTTAATAATTCATCCGATGATGGTGTAGTATTAGGAGAAGACCCACCACTTGGAGAAAGTGGGAGTCTTGATTTTGGTACGGGACCTGTATCGGTAACAGGTACTAGTGGTACAAGCGGTGATGGTGGAGGGGGTAGTGCTGGGCCCGATAAAGCAAAACCACAATTAGCTGGTAAAGGTGATGAGGCTTTATTTAAAAAATGTGGAAGCGGACATTGGCCAGCAAAAGGTTCACCTGGTAGTTTTGAAGTACAAACAACTGAGAAAGGAAAGTGTCCTAGATATTGGTATAAAGTTAATAGTGAATATCTAAAAGTTAATTGTACTGAAATTATATTTCCAACAAAGAATGGTGGTAAAAAAATAATGGTTCATAAGCACTTAGCAGCAATTGTAAAACCAGCTATTGATAAGATAAAAGCGCAAGGTTTAGAAAAATATATTGAAAATTGCGCAGGTGGTTTAGCAGTTAGAAACGTAACTTGTGGAAGTAGATTCTCAAACCACGCTTGGGGAACTGCAATAGATATGAACACTTCTGTATATCCATATGGATATAATTTTAAAGATGATGGGATATATAGCGGCAAAACGAAAGTTAGAGATTTAAATGATTTTGACAAAGGATTTCAAAGGGTAGCTGCAATATTCAAATCACAAGGAATGACATGGCTAAGTCGTAATGACCCTATGCACGTTTCCATATATGAATAAATAATTATAATATGTCAGTAATACCACCAACAAAAAACGCAGGTCTTATAGTAGATGATTTTATATCATATGCCACATTACATTTATCTACTGTAAGTGGTATTATAAATACAGTATCATTGTACCCACCAATTGGAACTCCCGGACCTGGTATAATAAATTGGACTGGGTATGTGGTTACTCCTGCAAAACCGAGTGTTACATTGGGTGGTGTTGATGCCGAAGAAGCAGCTGCGGTTGAAAGAGATATAAACGAAGAATATCCTGCAAGTCAAGCTGCATATGAAGCTCAATTTGAAAGTGAAGAAGATGCTATGGCAAATAATAGTGAAGTTACTTCAGATGAAGCGTTCAACTCAATTAAGGAATACAATGAGGAGGTTAATAACTCTGGCGATGATGGTGTAGTATTAGGAGAAGACCCACCGCTTGGTGAAAGTGGGAGTCTTGATTTTGGGTCTGGACCTGTATCAGTAACAGGTACTAGCGGCGCAAGTGGTACAAGTACTGCTGCTGGTAGTGGAGCTGGTGATGGCCAACCTGATAAACCAAAACCGCAATTAGCTGGTAAAGGAGATGAAGCTTTATTTAAGAAATGTGGAAGCGGACATTGGCCAGCAAAGGGTACTCCGGGCAATTTCGAAGTTCAAACAACCGAAAAGGGAAAATGTCCTAGATATTGGTATAAGGTTAATAATGAATATTTGAAAGTTAATTGCACGGAAATTATATTTCCAACAAAGAATGGCGGTAAGAAAATAATGGTACATAAACATTTAGCAGCAATTGTAAAACCCGCAATAGAAAAAATAAAAGCACAAGGATTAGAAAAATATATTGAAAATTGCGCAGGCGGACTTGCTGTTAGAAACGTAACCTGTGGTAGTAGATTTTCCAATCACGCTTGGGGAACTGCGATAGATATGAATACATCTGTATATCCATATGGGTACAATTTTAAAGATGATGGCATTTATAGTGGTACTACTAAGGTTAGACCACTTAATGATTTTGATAAAGGATTTCAAAGGGTGGCTGCAATATTCAAATCACAAGGAATGACATGGTTGAGCCGTAATGACCCTATGCACGTTTCTATTTACGAATAGAAATATATCCTTTTTAAGTTAAATCTTAAAAATACTTAATTGAAATATTTATAAACATAACAAACAATATATGAACACAGATAAATTATTAAAAGCTATACAAATCCTTATAAAAGAGGAATTGAAGGAGCAATTACCTGCGTTAATCAAAGAATCCGTACAAAAGGAAGTAAAACGATTATTAAGTGAAGGTAAACAACCAGTACAACCTAAAAATACTGGATTATCAATGGCTAAAGCTATGATGGAAGATGAAACCATTCAAGAATCAGTAGCACCAAAGGTAGTACCTACAAAGCAATTTAGCAAAAACCCAATGATTAACCAAATTCTAAATGAAACCGCAATGACACCTACAACTGGTGATGGTGGGTTCAGAACAATGAATTTTGGACAAGGTGATATGGGTTCAATTGTTGGTAGAACTGCAATAGCTGAAAAAATGGGGTATGGTGATTTAGCAAAAGGACCTTCTCCAACTGGGTTGGGTGTAAACACTGGAGTGCCTGAATTAGATAAAGCATTGAATAGAGATTATTCAGAATTGGTTAAAAGATTTAAAAAGAAATAATGGCAGTTGTATTAGGACAAAAATTAGTACAAGATACTAAAAAGTATGAAGATTATGCGATAGGTATATCATTACCAATCCAAATTGGTAATACTGCGTTCAATCAAACTTTTACAACTAATGAGCAAATAAAATCAAATGTAAAAAATTTACTATTAACCAAAAGAGGTGAAAGAGTAATGCAACCCGCATTTGGTAGTGGACTGCAAGAATTATTATTTGATTTTAATGATGATACTTTGCCAGGTAAAATTGAAGATGCTATAACAAACGCATTAGAACAATGGTTACCATATGTTACAATTGAACAAATAGATGTAGAAAGTACAAATAACAATAGAGATAATAATTTAATAAATGTATCGGTAACATTTGGATTATTAAATCAACCTGATTTAAACACTGTATCTTTCACAATAGCAGCTTAATAAAATAAAAATGGGAATAACTGTAACAAATAAAAATTTTAAAAATAAAGGAAAAGATATAAAATATCTTGATAAGGACTTTGTTGGATTTAGAAATAATCTAGTAGAGTTTGCAAAAAGCTATTTCCCAAAAACATATTCCGATTTTAATGAATCTTCTCCTGGTATGATGTTTATAGAAATGGCATCGTATATAGGTGATTCATTATCTTATTATATTGATGATACTTTAAAAGAATCATTAATGGTATATGCTGAAGATATAAAAAGTGTATTAGCATTATCACAATATTTGGGATACAAACCAAAAGTATCATCGCCAGCAATTACAACACTATCGGTTTATCAATTAGTTCCATCAATTGGAACTGGAGTAAATAATTTACCGGATACAAAATATTTTTTAAGAATTAAAGAAGGATTACAATCTACATCAACAAAAGATGGTATAGTATTCAGAACAACAGACGCTATTGATTTTTCTGATGCAGCTGGTAGAGAGATTAGTGTTTATCAAAGAGATTCTGCAACAGGAGAACCAAGTTTTTATTTAATTAAAAAATATGTACAAGCAATATCTGCGGAGTTGGTAGAAACATCAGTTACATTTGATTCATATTCTCCATTTCAAAAAATAGTATTGGATGAAACTAATGTTATTCAAATATATGATTGCAGAGATAGTGGTAATAATAAATGGTATGAAGTACCATATTTAGCACAAGAAATGGTTTTTATAGATGTACCAAACACAGAAGTGAATGATGCTGATTTATATCAATTTAAAACAACTGTACCATATATTTTAAAAACAATAAAAACTCCAAGAAGATTTGTTGCAAAGGTAGATGAGGAAAGTAGAACTGTAATTCAATTTGGAGCCGGTGACCCAACTGCATCTGATGAACAATTAATTCCAAATCTTAAAAATGTTGGATTGGGATTACCAAACTCTATTAGTAGATTAGATGAATCATTTGACCCAACAAATTTTTTAAAAACAAAAACATATGGTACATCACCGGCAAGTACAACAATGACTGTTAGATATTTAGTAGGTGGTGGTGTTAAATCAAATGTAGCAACAGGTCAATTGACTAGAATTACTAAAATAGAATTTGAAGAAGATACTCAAGCATTGAGTGATAGTGAAAGAGCAATTTACGAAGCAACAAAAAACTCTGTAGCTATTGATAATGAAGTTACTGCTGCAGGTGGTAGAGGTGGTGAGACTGTTGAAGAAATTAGACAAAACGCTTTAGCAAACTTTGGTTCACAAAATAGAGCAGTAACTGCAAAAGATTATCAGGTAAGAGTTTTATCTATGCCTGCAAAATTTGGAGCAGTTGCAAAAGCTTACGCTGTAGCTGATGGTACAATAGATAATAACTCGCCAGCATCTATATTAGCATCACCTAACAATTTGCAAGAATTTACTGATTTGGTAATGAACTTTGTTAATATGCCTGATAGCGAAGAACCATCTGAACAATCTATAAAAGAAGATATTACACAATATTTAATTGGAAAGACTTCAAACGAAAATGAAAAGAATAACCCATTTGCAATTAATTTGTATTTGTTAGGATATGACTTATTTGGAAGATTAGTACCACTTACTAGAGGTGTTAAAGAAAATGTAAAGACTTATTTAAATGAGTATAGATTATTAACTGATGGTATTAATATTAACGATGGATTTATTATAAACATAGGTATTGATTTTGAAATATCAGTTTACCAAAATTATAATAAGAGTGAAGTATTAGCAAAATGTATTTCTGAATTAAAAGATTATTTTAACATTGATAATTGGCAATTTAATCAAACCATAAATTTGAGTGAGGTTGAATTATTAATAGCAAATATAGAAGGAGTTTCATCTGTTCCAAGTTTATCAATAGTGAATAAGTGTGGGGGTAAATACGCACCGAATTCATACAATATAGAAGCGGCAACTAAAGCTAAGATTGTATATCCATCTTTAGACCCATCTATTTTTGAAATTAAATATCCGGATTCGGACATAAAAGGAAGGGCAAAATAATGGGATACTACTTTTTAACAGCATCAAAAGATGCAACGCTTTATCTTCAACAACCCAATCAAAATACTGGGCTTGATGAAATTATAGAAATAAGTAAAATATATTATGGGAACATAAAAGATGTATCTCATGCTTTGGTAAAATTTGAAGTAGGATACATATCAAAATCAATATCAGATAATAGTATTGGATTTAATGATGCAACTTTAATTTTAAGAGAGACTGAAACAAATGAAATTCCATTAGAATATACAATATATGCAAATGCACTATCTGGTAGTTGGCAAATGGGTACTGGTACTCGTTTTGATAATATATCAACGCAGGGTGTAACTTGGAATTATAGAGAAGGTGATACTAACTTAGAATGGTTGCAAAATAACTTCGCAACAAATACAACTGCTAGTGTGAATAATGGTGGTGGTGGAACTTGGTGGACACAATACGAAGCATCTCAATCATTTAATTATGAAACATCTGATATTAATATGGATGTGAAATCTATTTTAAAATCTTGGATGAGTGGTTCTATACCAAACGATGGGTTTATTTTAAAATACGCAACTGATGTGGAATCCAATACAGAAGATTATGGTGTAATTAAATTCTTTAGTAAAGAAACACACACTATATATCAACCAAAGATTAGAATAGGTTGGGATGACCAATCTTATATAACTGGTTCATTAGCAGCATTAACTGCAGAAGATATTAAAATTGGTATTAACAATTTGAAAAAAGAATACAAACTAAATAGTATTCCTAAAATAAGAATATTTGGTAGAGAATTGTATCCATTGAAAACTTTTTCAAATCAATTTGCATACAACACTCAAAAGTATTTGCCACAAACTACATACTATCAGATAAGAGATTTTGCATCTAATGATATTATAATTCCATTTGGTAACTATTCTAAAATAAGTTGTGATGCTGATGGTAACTATATAAAACTCAATCTTTCCAATTGGGAAGCTGGTAGAGTTTATAAAATAGAATTTATGGTTGAGAAAGATGGTGGTTCACAATATTTTGATGATAATATAACATTTAGTATAGCAAAGAACTAGAAATGATAAAAAGATTAATAAAGACGGGTTTACGAAATGAAGGCATGATATCAGAGCTTTTAGTTAGTGGTTCATTAGCAATCAAAACTAAAAATGAATTTGGTGTCCATGTATTTAGTGGGTCTGTTGCGGATGATGGTATAGTTTCTGGTAAATTAACAAAACCAAAATATAATGAGGTTGAGGTTATAAAATCAATAGATACAAATATAGTTGAATTGATACCAGTGGAAGCACCGGAGTTACCGCCAACTATATTACTTACATCTTATAATCAAGCCAACCAATTAATAGCAGATTTAACATTACAAGTTGAAAGATTAAATAGTGTTACTCTTAATTTAGCATCAAAAGTTAAAGAATTGGAAATAACAACTCAAAGTCTTTTGGTGGAAATGGATTCTAAAGATTTACTTTTAGCCGTATCTCAAAATCAAACACTACAAGCAAATTCAAAAATAGAAAGTAGTATTGGTAGTTTACAAAATTCAATACAAAAAGCAACTGCAGAATCTATTCAAAGAGTTTCTTTGAGTGCAAGAAATACTTCTTTATTACAAGAGAACGCATTATTGGGTGAGCAACTTACATCGGCACAAGCGCAGATAGTAAATCTTAATCAAACAATAAATCAGATAAACACTCAATTGAATGCTAACCAAACACAATTGATTGCAGCTAATCAACAACTTACAAACGCAACTACTAAGAAGAAGAAAATTATTTGTAACGAATTATACAATCAGGGTTACTTACCTCAACACATTTGGAACGCCGATGAAATTTATGGTGAGATGATGTATGAGAAAGACCCTCGTTTGGTATTAGGATATATGATGTGGGCTAGAAATGTAGTTAAGTATATGAAAGCTAAACCACAAAATACTAAGTGGATTTATATGATGGTAAAACCTTGGACTGAGCATATGGCTTATGAAGTGGGTACATTGCCAAAAGATAATTGGATAGGTAAACTTATTCATAGTGTAGGAAAACAATATTGTTACTATGTATATGATAAGCAAATGAGTAAAAGAAATAAGTTGTCATGGCAATAAAAACATTTAAGGAAATATTAAATAATCAGGGGTATAGAATATCTTCAAACGATAGAAAAATATTTGAAGAAGGTAACCTCGAGTCCTTCTTTGGATTTGGTGAAAAAGATGCTATTGAGTTTATTGTATATGACTTAAACGATAATCAATTACCACAAATAAATGATGAATTAGTTAGATATGTTCCAATAACAACTGCAAATATTAAAGATTATTTTTTAATAGCTGAAGGAACTGTACTTAAGAAAAATCAATTTCCAACTGAATATTTTATAGATGTTGAAAGACTTTTAAGAGAAGCTGGATATGATAATGGTATATTTAAAACACAAATAACATTACTTAACAAAAGAGTAGGTAGTGAAGCTCCGGCGGATAGTTTGTGGATAGCAGAAATATCACCATCACGTACAGAGGTTAGATTATTACCATTAAAAAAAGGATTACAATTAAATCCAGAACTTAAAAAACGATTTGATTTATTTATAAACAATGGTGAATTCAGAGATGATACTATAAATTTAGCATTTAATTTTATTGAGAAAGTAAATCCAACTGTAATTGATAATTTTTTAAAATCAAAGTATTCAACTAAGTGGTTAGATAAAATGGTTTCTGAATTTAAAATAAAAGATTTTGATACATTTTCAACTAGAGTATTTGAAAAATTTGTTGAAGCATCTTTTTATGAATTTACAAATAGAATATCTGATATTAGAGATGTTAAATATGGTAAACCAAAAACCGAAAGACCCGTAATAGAATTATCAGTAAATGAAATAGAAAGTATTTGTAAAAGGATATTAATTATGTGTATTGATTTTTATCTATCAAAACCTGATGTTAAGAAAGAAGCTACTTATGATGCTGGATTGGATGATAGTGTTGATATTGTTGGTAAAGTATTACAAAGAATTGATTCTAATAATACAATAGATACAAGTAGTCCTGTACTACAAATGGCAGAAGTAATAAAACCAATATTGACTAGTATGGAGTTGAAGTTGGAAGAAGAAATTAAAAAACAAATTCCAACTCCAACTCCACCAGAAAAAATTAAAGTAGAACCTTCACCGGCTCCAATTGAAATAGTTACACCAATAGAAGAACCACCATATGTACCACCATCAAGCGGTGGTGGAGGCGGCGGAGGTGGTAGCATCTATCGAGAATACGATACATTGGATAGACAGAATTTGGCAGATGGTGGTATGGGTAGAGAACGAATCGAATTTCAATAATATAAAAATACTTATAAAGTAACAAAATGGCAGTAGCAAACGATGAAAATATTTTTGATAGTGGCTTTGGGGTAAGTGAATCTCAGCAACTAAATGCGCTTGATACTGAAAGGGGTGTTGGTGTAGGTGGTGGGTCTGGTGTTGGTATTTCATATGGTGGCGGTGGAGGAAGTACTGCCGGATTTATACCAATTGTAGATACGCCAAATGTAGCTAATACTGATAATAAAAATATACTTTACATTAAATCGAATACTGAATCAAGTATTTATGTAAACGATACGCCAATATATCAAACTACGAGCTACGGACTTTCAGTTTCTCTAAGTGATTTATTGACTAATGGAGCTAAAACTATTACTGTACAAAAAGAAGGATATTCATCAAATGAAAAATTCATAATAGATGTTGTAGAAAATCCAAAATATTATGTACCATACATAGCTTTAAACATAAACCCATATGATAGTTTAGTAGCTTATAGTACTAGGGGTCTTCCAAATTATACATCTGATACTAATAATTTATATACATATGATCCTGACACTTATAAAAGCGTTTATTCAACAACGCCAGCATACACATTTAGAGTAAGAAAATTTTTAGGAGATGTACTTCAAAATGATTTTAGTTATGATGTAGATTCTCAAGATAAATCTATTGAGTTTACATTACAACAAAATGTAGCTATACCAGATGAGCAAAACCCAACTGACCCAGTTGTTCCAAAAATTAAATTAAATGTAGCAATAGATGGGCCAAATAATTCTGTTACTTTTATAAAAAATAAAAAAGAATTAGCTGGAGTTGAAACATTAACTTTAACTAATGGAGTTACTGAAATTGAAGATAGTGCAGATTCTGAACTATCATATTCAATACAAACAACTAATATAAGTTCATATAGAATTACTAAAATAGTAGTTAGTGGTGATGGTATAAAAACACAAACATTAGAAGCAACTTCCGCTTTAGAAAGTATATCTACACTTGTAAATTTTGATAGAAATTTAAATATTAGTATTACTAGTGAAAATTTTGCAATAATACAAGCTACGGTTCCTGTAATAAGTTTCTCAAATCCAGCACAATTAGCATCTCAAGACTTTACACAATATAATATTAATTCAGATGCAGCAGTTCCAATTGGATTGAATCTTTTTGGAAATACTACAAAAGTAACTGCATATGTAAAGGATAAAACATATGAATTTAATGTTAGTGGTCAAAGTGCCATAATAATAATACCATCAAAAACATTTGATGTAATTGGAAAATACACAATAAAATTAGTTCCAAATAATGCTGATGGAGATGGCGATGTTATAGAAACAGCATTGGTAGCTGTGGATGATATATGGGTTGGTGTTCCTGATATTAGAAATATACAATATCCTTCTGTATTAAGAGGACCTGATTATGTAGGTACTGATGTTGATTTTAAAATATCATTTGATTCAATTGATACTGATTATGTTAAGGTGTATGCTGGTAGTAGTAATTCTAATTTTGCACAACTACCAAAAAATGGAACGCATACATTTAATTTTAAACAATTATTAATAAATGCTGGGACTAATGTTTCAGAAGACCAAGATATAATTAATTTACAATTAATATTAGTTCCATATAACGTAAGTGGAAGACAGACTGTAATTGGTAAAAAAGAAATAATCACAATTCAATTTGATAAAGGTGATTTAACTATTCCTAGAGATGTTGCTATTAGTAGAATTGCAGAAGGATTTATTGCACAATTTGATAAAGGTATTTTTGCAGATGAAACATCAAAATATTTAACACACTTATTACATATTGGTAATGGTGATAATAAAGTAATTACAACTTGGACTGGTGATAATGATTCAC